CGATTGGAGTAATCGTGGCCGATTACATTAAGTCTCTGATCGAGGAGCGGGCCAAGGCTTACGAAGCCGCCAAGGCAATCCTTGACGGCGCTGCCGCTGAAGGCCGCTCACTCGACGCTGCTGAGCGTGAATCCGTAGCTCGTGCATTTGCCGACATGGACGCACGCAAGGCAACCATTGATGACATGCGCTCGCTGGAAATGCGTGAGCGCGAGATCGCTGAGGCGACCGCTGCACATGCTGAGGCGCGCGCCGTTTCTGCCCCCGTTGTGGAGCAGACCGACGCCGAGCAGCTGCGTGCACTTGCTCGCGGTGAAGTTCGCTCGCTCATGTTTGAGAAGCGCGACGTTACCAAGAGCGCCACGGGCGCACCGGTTCCCACTTCCTTCTATGACCGCGTGATTGAGCTTGCTCGCTACACCGGCCCCATGCTGGAAGTTGCAACCATCATCAACACCGCAGGTGGAGAATCCCTTCAGATTCCGCGCACCAATGCTTACAGCACGGGCACGGTTACCTCTGAGGCTTCCACCATTGGTGAAAGCGATCCGTCGTTCCAGGCGTTCCTCACTTTGGGTGCGTTCAAGTATTCGTTCCTCACCCAGGTGTCCCGCGAGATGATTGAGGATGCCGGCGTGGACATCCTTGGATATCTCGGCACCAACGTTGGTCAGGCTCTCGGCTACGCCGTGAACGCTGCTCTGACCACGGGCACCGGCACGGTTCAGCCCAACGGCATCGTTGCCTCCGCTGGTTCCGGCGTTACCGGTGGAACCGGCGTAAGTGGCGCGTTCACTTACAGCAACGTTGTAGATCTCATTTACAGCGCTGACGCTGCTGCACGCCGCCTTCCTGGCTTTGGCGTCATGGGCTCAGGTTCCGCCATTGCCGCGCTGCGTAAGTTGCAGGACGGCGCTGGCCAATTCGTGTTCCAGCCGTCGCTTGCGGAAGGTACCCCCGACCGCGTGCTTGGCTTCCCGCTGATTGAGAACCCCGCAATGGCCGCTCCGGCAACCAGCGCTAAGTCCCTCATCGCGGGTCACTTCCCGTCTTACATGGTTCGCCAGGTGGGCGGGATTCGCTTGGATCGTTCCGACGATTTCGCGTTCAGCGATGACCTCGTAACGTTCCGCGCAACTTTCCGTGTAGATGGCGGTCTCCCGCAAAGCTCTCACGTTAAGTATTTTGCTGGCGGCGCTTCCTAAGCCGTAGCAAATCCAAACCCCTGGGTGGGGGTCACGGCGCGCAGGACGTGGCCCCCGCTCAGGTTTCCCTGCGAGTAGTTAAGGAACCTGCGTGAAACGATCTGGCAACCCAGCGAAACGCAACGCCAAGCCCAAGGCAATCTTGTGGGCGAGTAATAGCCCGTGGGCTGCAACCGGCTACGGTCAGCAAACCGCGCAAGTGGTGCAACGTCTCGCCAAGGCTGGGCACTCTATTGCCGTTGCCAGCATGTACGGCCTAGAAGGCACGGTGCAGGAATGGAACGGAATCAAGCAGTTCCCCCGCGGTTTTGACATTTATTCCAACGATGTGATCCCCGCGCACATGGCGGCGTGGACGCATGAACACCCTGACCTTGACCCGCTGCTCATCACCCTGTTTGACACTTGGGTATTTAAGGGCAAGCAGTGGGACATGGTGGAGCACGTCGCTTCATGGGTGCCCATTGACCACCAGCCTGCCCCACCTGACGTGCTGAAATGGTGCGCTCGACCTAACGTCACGCCCATAGCAATGTCACGCTTTGGTGAGCAGATGCTTGCCGATGCTGGCATCAACAGCACCTACATTCCGCACGCAATTGATACCAAGACTTTTAAGCCAACAACAGGTGTGAAACTGCGTGACGGTGAGGTGCCCGCGCGTGCGTTCATGGAAGTTCCCACCGATGCCTTCATTGTGGGAATGAATTCAGCGAACAAAGGCGGCCAGCACGGTTTCAACCGTAAGGCCTTCCCTGAGGCGTTTCTGGCCTTCGGGATGTGGTGCAAGAAGCGCACTGATGCTGTGCTCTATATCCATACTGAGGCCAAGGGTGCCATGGGTGGCATTGACTTGCGCGAACTTGCTAAGGCGTGCGGTATCCCTGATGACCGCATTGTGTTTGTTGATCAGTACGCCCACCGCTTAGGCATCCCCAACGAGGTGCTTGCGAGCATCTACACGGCGATGGATGTGCTGTTGCAGCCTTCCTTGGGTGAGGGCTTTGGCATCCCTGCTATTGAGGCGCAAGCCTGCGGCACGCCGGTGATCGTTTCTAACGCCACGGCGCAAACTGAGCTAGTAGGTGATGGCTGGCTAGTGGATGGCCAACCTGTCTGGGATCAATCGCAGAAGGCGTGGTGGTTCACCCCAGCGGTGGGCAGCATCATCAACGCCCTGGAGGAAGCCTACGTTCGAGCGCGCAAAGATCCATGCGCGCGTGAGTTCGCCAAGGGCTATGACTCTGACGTTGTGTTTCGTAAGCATTGGGTGCCCTTTATTGACGGCTTTGGCTTGAGTGAGCGCTCGCAGCCTGTGACGTTTGGTGAAACCACTAGCGCTGACCCGCTGCTCACGATCTATATCCCAACCTTCCGCCGGCCTGAACTTGCGGCGCTGCTTGATTCCCTTGGCCCTCAGGTCACCCCGCTAGTTGAGGTGATTGTCTCTGACAATGATGGCAGCGCGCGTGAGTTGGTGGAGTCGCTGACGTGGTTTGCCTCAGTGACTTATGAGCAACAGCCGCACGACATTGGCGGCGATGCCAACATAATCCGCGGGTTCACTCAGGGTAAGGCACCCTGGGTGTGGGTGATCGGTGATGATGACACGCTCACCACAGGGGCCATTGCTGACGTTATGCAGGCAATACAAGCCACAACTGCTGACCGCCTCATCTTGCTGAGCCAAGCGGCTCCTAAGGCTGCTGCGGGCTTTGTGGGCACGCTGGCGGAGTTGTCCAAGGTTGATGCTGCGCTACCGCTTGCTGCCACGTTGATAAGTGCCAACGTGCTACGCCGTAGCGCGTGCAACCCTGAATTGGCGCAGGCAAAGATTGCCACCAAGTACGGGCACGCCTGGGGTTATCCCAGCAGCGTGGAGGTACTGAAGCGCCCTGTGCTTGCCCGCGTTGGGTATGAGCACGCCGGCCAAGGCTGGCCCGCTGAACTTGACGGCGCAAAGGTCAAGACCGATTACCTGGAATCTGTCGGCGTAAACGCCGCTGCCGCGTTGAGCGGTTGGAACTACATGAGTGCACAACGTGAGTGGGAGAACCAATGACGCTGTATGCGAGCACCGCACAGATCAAGGCCGCGCTGCGCATCACCGATTCGGTGGATGACTCGCTGATAAACATGGCTGGTTCAGCCGCATCTGAGTTGATCGACGGTTACTGCGGGCGCACGTTTGGCACCGTATCCACCACGCGCTACTACGCTGCTGAGGACGCCACCGTGCTTCAGGTGGACGACCTCGCTGGCACTGCTGTCACGATTGCCACCAGTGACTATGACCCGCCACAGTGGGAAGTGACCTGGGCAACCACTGACTATCAGCTTGAACCGCTCAACGCTGTGGTGGATGGGCTGCCGTGGCCTTATACGCGCATCAGGGCTGTCGGTGACTACCTGTGGCCTTTCGATGATGCTGAGGTTGGGGTGCGCATCACGGGTGTGTTTGGTTGGCCGAGCGTGCCGAGTGTGATCACGCAGGCAGCGGTCATTCAGGCCAGCAGGATTTTCAAGCGCCTTGATAGCCCTCTCGGCGTTGCGGGCTTTGGCGACATGGGCGCAATTCGCGTCAGCCGCCAACTTGACCCCGACGTTTCACAGCTGGTCGCGCCGTATGTCCGTCACCGTGGTATCGCCTAATGGCTTCCATCTCAGCGATACGCAACGGCATCGCCACCAACCTGGCAACGATCTCAGGGCTGCGCACTAGCGCGTGGATTCCTGACCAGATCAACCCACCGATTGCCGTGGTCAAGCCTGACACCGTTTCGTTTGACACCGCTTTTGCCCGAGGTTTGGACACGTTCCAATTTTCGGTGCTTACCATCGTGGGCCGCGTGGATGAACGCAGCGCCCAATCACGCCTTGACGCTTACTGCGATACGTCAGGGTCAAGCAGCATTAAGGCTGCAATCGAGTCTGACCGCACATTGGGGTCGGCTGTCTCAGATGTCCGCGTCACAGAGATGCGGAATTACACGGCACTCAACGTTGGTGACGTGACCTACCTTGCGGCGGAATTCGCCGTTGAGGTTATCGCTCAATAAGGAAAGGGCAATCATGGCCAAGTTCGTTGCAACTGATTACAGCATCACCGTTGCTGGCACTGACTTCAGCACCAGCCTTGCAAGCGCTGAACTCACCATTGAATCTGACGATGTGGAAACCACAGCGTTTGGTTCTGCTGGCGGGTGGCGTACGCGCGTTGGCGGTTTGAAGCAGGCAAGCGTCACCCTGGAATTTCATCAGGACTTTGGCGCTGCAAGCGTGGATGCTGTTTTGTTCCCGCTGCTCAACACGCTCGCCACGGTCGTTATAAAGCCGACCAGCAGCAGCACGTCAGCCACTAACCCGTCATACACCGCAGTGTGCTTGGTCAATCAGTACCAGCCGTTTGCATCCTCGGTGGGCGATCTCGCCACCCTGTCTGTCACTTGGCCGGTTTCCGGCTCCGTTGTTCGCGGCACTGCCTAAGTCTGAAAGGACACCTGCGCCATGATGCAAATTCCCATGAAAGTTGCCCTGGGTGATGGGTCGGAGGTTGAGGTAATCGCTAAGGCCTCCGACCTCATCGCTTTTGAACGGCACTTTGATAAGCCGATGACAACGTTTGGCGACCCGCGCAACGGGCGCGTTGAATACATTCTTTGGCTTGCCCATTATGTGATGGTCAAGCAGGAGAAAACAACGCTGGAGTTTGATGCCTGGGTGGACAGCATTGAAACAGTGAACGTTGGTGACTCGGGGGAATAGCGCCGCTGGGTGAGCAATCAGCACATTGGCTGATAGCGCACCTGGCGTATGAGTTCAAGATCCCACCTAGCGCAGTGGAGGCGGAATCTCCGCGCATGATCGCAACCATGTTTCGGTACCTGCGCTGGCGGGCTACTGAATCACGCAAAGGAATGGGGCGTTAAATGGCTGTCACTCGCTCCATGGGTTACAAGGTTGAAGTGTCTGGCTTGCGTGAGTTATATGACGCAATTAAGGAAACTGACAAAAAGGCAGCCAACGAAATCAACCGCGTCATTACTCAAGCGGGCAAGCAGGTGGCAGCTGAAGCTAGTTACCTTGTTCCTTCAGGTGATGCTCTCAGCAATTGGGGGCCCTGGTTAGACGCTAAGCGCGGGCGTGACCTTGGCTTTGACGCATCTGTGGTCAGTTCCAATTTCAAGGTAAAGCGCAACAACTACCGCCGCAAGCGCGTAAGCGCTGGCATTGCCTGGGAGGTTGTGCAGGCCAATGCTGGTGGTTCCATTTGGGCGCTGATGGGTGATGGCTCAGGTGTTCCCACGCCCAGCGGCGAGCACCTTGTGAATGTGGTAAACGCTCGATACCCAGGCAAGCAACCACGCGCACTGCTGCCTGCCTACTACCGCGTGATCACTCCTGAGTTGCGCGAAAAGATCCGTGACACCATCGTTAATCATGCTCGCAGATTGGGGCTTCGCTAATGGCATCATTGGGTGCGAAGGTTCGAGTTTATGGCGATTGGGACGGGTCAGCCCTCAAGGGTGCTGAAAAGGATCTAGGCGCATTTGGTGGCAAACTCAACAGCCTGGTTGCCCCTGCCCTTCTTGGTGCTGCTGCTGCTGCTGGAGCGCTCGCAATTAAACTTGGTGTTGATGGCGTCAAGGCCGCTGCTGAGGATCAAGCCTCTATGGTCAGGCTTGCTCAGACTCTTAATAACCTTAACCTTGCCCACGACACGGGCCGCATTGAGGATTACATATCTCAACTTGAGCGGTCGCTGGGTATCGCTGACACTCAACTGCGGCCAGCTTATGACCGATTGGTTCGTTCCATCGGTGACACCGAGGAAGCCAACCGCGCGCTGAAGTTGTCGCTGGACATTTCCGCAGGTTCAGGCAAGTCACTTGAACAGGTCGTTGAAGCCTTAGGCAAAGCCTATTCAGGTTCCACCGTTGGTCTTTCACGCCTTGGTGCTGGCCTAGACGTGGCAATTTTGCGCACTGGTGATATGAACCTCATCACGCAGCAGTTGTCGCGCACATTTGAGGGTCAAGCAACAAAGTCAGCGCAAACATTAGAAGGTCAAACCGCGCGCGTCACTACTGCTCTTGATAATCTCAAGGAAGCATTTGGCTATGGACTGATCTCGGCCATCGGTGACACTGACACTGCCACGCAAGACTTTGTGGAAACCCTTGAGGACTTAGAGCCGATCAT